CTTTAAAGCGCAGTATTTTCATTGTGCGCTCACGCCAGTAACCGCCATAAGGTACGCGCTGGCTCAGATGCCCATAAAGGTGATGCAGTAGCATGTTGCCTTCCAGCAGAATCCCCGCATGATTCCACTTATCAGCCTGAACCTGCATGATCACCATATCGCCAGGTTTTGGCGGCCCGTCGAATTCACGGAATCCGCACTCATACCAGCAATCCTGATAGAAGTTGTCCGGGTAGTCGTTTTCCCACCAGGGATAATCGACCCGGTAATCGTGAAGCTCTATCCCGTGCGTTTGCCAGTAATAGCTCATCACCAGACCCCAGCAGTCGAAGTGACCAAGCACAAACGGGCGCTCCAGCAGCGGCAGTTCTCCACGCGGCTGGATGGTCCGTAAATCCCCCTCCGGCCAGCTCACGATATGCCAGGGTAAAAGCGTCGCATCGCATTGCGCTTTATCCAGCTCGCTCGGTTGCGTCGTGGCATCCGGGTGACTGTGAGCGATGGCGATCACCCTCCCCCAGTCCTCAGCAGCAGCATAGTCTTCGGGGCAAAGTACAAAATTGTCCTCCGGCGCCGCGGCAAGATTTCGGCACGGGAAATAACGTTCAACACGGCTTTTCTGCGCCACCACGCCGCAACACTCGCGAGGATACTCAGCTGCAGCATGAGCCATAATCGCATCGATGGTTTTCTGACGCATATCAGCTCCTGATCAAAGACGTGCCAGGGAACCCACCGAACGGCAGTTCGTTGCCGTCTCCATGCCGGAGCTTACAGGCCGTAAGCGTGCCGTTGCATTCATCCAGAGAGGGGTCGCTCACCGGGTTGTTGTTTTTATCGAAATAGCGGGTTCCGGCATAGTCGCAGCCATCGCCGGTGCGATATTTATTCCGGATACACCAGGTACACAGAGAATGAAGTTGACGTGTAGGGATCATCTTTCCCTGTAACGACATCGGGCTATCGAGCACGAATTCGATACTCTCGCCCGGAATTTCGCTGGCTTTGCTATCAATGTAAAAAACTCGTTTTCTGACCTGTTGCGGATCAGCTGTTGCGTTACCTGCAGGGAAGTTCTTCGCATCGAGATAGTGCGAATAGGTGTCATGGATAGTGACTTTCGCCTGCAGCATATCGTCATAGGCAAGGCACAGCGCTGTAATCTTGCTTTCGATATCTGCAACCGTCAGCGTTGGCTGGGCGCTATTGCCTTCTGTAGATGCTTCAAGCCCTTCAATTTGATACGGCCAGGCAGCATATTCTTCCCCCTGCCACCAGATGCTTTTCGCCTCCAGCTTTGATTCATCACCACCAGCGGCGGCGATATCTTCTTCCGTGTGCGGGAGGTTGTACGCGTGAAATCGCAGTACATCATCCACGCCGAACGTAGAGCCATCAACTTCGATAAGCCGGACTTTGTTGCCGGGCTCAAGGCTTTGATAGTCTGCTGTGATCATGGTGCGTACGCCTGTTTGAATGTTGCGGAAATGGTCATAACATTGCTGGATAAGGGCTGTGATTTGATTGATTCGGCCTCAATCCGATAGAGCCCTGTTTCGCCAACTGGCGATGTCCAGATAAATGACTTTATAACGTGAGAACGAAAGAACTTCAGGGCCTGAAGCATGTCCGCTTTTTTCCCCGTGAGTGTGACAGGCCATGACTGCTTTTCAGGGTTTATGCCTTCCCCGGCGATCTGCTCATAGCCGTCGCCAAAGGTTGCAGAGCGCGTTTTTAGGCTGAACGCCCCTTCCATTCCCACCTGTATCTGTGTTCGCCAGGTAAATGTTTCGATTGACATGTTTCCTCCGGGCATAAAAAACCCGCCGAAGCGGGTTATCGTGATTTAGTGGCATTCCATATCAGACCTCCAGGCTGGAGCTGTTTGGCAATCCCTGCACGTACTGACTGGTCAATGGTCTGTTTGTAGGCCCGAGAAATTGAGTCGTTGTTATCAGAAGTCTGCTGAGAAGTGTTCTGGTTCTGAACGACCACGGACGTTTGAACGGTTAGGCCGCCAGTTGCCGAAGATTGCAGCCCATACATCGGTGCGTTTCCGACGTAGCTGCCATTTGCATACCCCTGTGCTCCACGCATAAGCGCATAGAGATTGCCTACACCAAGTGCATTGGTCGCTTCCTTCGTAAACACAAACTCACCGCCGTGAACCACGCCTTTCGGTTGGTACTTACCACCATCACCGGTGTAGCCACCGCTATCGAATCGCGGCACCAAACCACCACCTGAAAAACCAAAGAACGCGCCGATACCGGTTCCACCAAAGGCTGACTTCATTCCATTAACCAGAGCCAGTTGCGTCAGCATCTGGGCGATGCCCTTCAGGAAGGTAGTCAGGAAGTCTGAGAAGTTAGATTTGCCAGTAGTAAAAAAGTCGGTGAGCGTGCTGGCCATCCCGGTGAACGCATTGCTGGTAATCGTCTGCACCTGCGAGTAAACATTGGTCGCGCTGTCCTCAAATTCAGCCCAGCCCTTTTTCGCGCCGGTGAGCCAGTCGCCACGCAACCTGTCCTCTGCATCATAGTAATCATTCGCCGCTTTAAGCTGCTTCTGATAGCCCTCGTCGTCAAGCGAACCTCCAGCATTCTTCCAGCCAGCGGCAAGCTGACTTTTCGCGAGTTCTCGTTGTGCCTGACGGTCACTCATCCCGGCACCGTTCACTAATGCAGCCTGCTTCTCTGTCATCTGAGTGACGTATTTCTGCGAGGTATCCATTCGCTTGTTCAGCTGTTCCTGTGCGGTAATCTGATCACCTAACAGGGCTTTCTGCCGTGCCAACTGAAGCACCTGGTCTTTACTCGCCAGCAGGGATTTCTCCTGCTTTGTCAGAGAGCGAGATCGGGAGGCCTCTTCCAGCACCTGAAATTTCGCTTCCGTAGTCCAGAGGTCTTTGCGCTGTTGGCTAATACTATCGTTCAGCCCTTTATGCTGCTGCAGCGCGCGTAACTGGGCCTGAAGCGCCAGCAGCTCGGCCTGGGCAGCATCCGTGCTGCGATCGCCAGCCGATAAAGTGCCCTGCTTTCCGGTTTTGGTCTTTTTACCAAAAGAAGCGACTCCTTCCCGATCCTTCTGGGTGGTTGCGGTACTTATCTTTCTGGTCGTATCGAGGTATTTACCTGCACTGATATCAGCCGCATCCCAGTCTTTTTTCAGCTGAGAAACGCTGTCGCCATAAGCGCCGGCCATTTGTTCGTTGTAGTCCTGCCACCCCTGCAAAGTATCTGTTTTCGCCCAGTCGGGAATGAGGTTAATCGCGGCAGCGATAGAGGACGAAATGATCTGGTTCAGCTTCTGGAAAACGATCGCAACGCTGTAATAAATTGCGTTGAATTCCTTCAGTGTGTTTGATGCCAGTTCAGCTACCCACTGACCGATACTCTGCATGGCCTCAGACGCCCAGCCCTTGATATCCAGCCACAGGCGGCCAAACGGCGTCAGCGAGTCGTAAGCCTGTTCTCCACGTTTTGCCATCGTATCGCCAAACAGGTCCATAGCCTGCGTAACGGCCCCGGTCTGGTCCTTTTGCTTAACCAGATCGTCAACATGCTTAAGTTGTGAAACTGTCAGGAAATTATATTGTTCGTTGAGACTCTGCAGCGCTTTAACAGGGTCTTTTTCGATGTCCTTATAGGCTTTGGTGATGTCCTGCGCCGAGACTATACCGGTCTGAACCGCCAGCGCCGTGGAGCCCGCTGCTTTTTCAAGTTGCTGCTGTGTCAGCGATCCCATGCCAACCAGCTCAGTCATCAAACTCTGAACGGTTCCTACAGTCGCGCCAGTAGAGGCAGCTATAGACTGGGAGGAAGCCATGATCTGAAGCGCTGACGTGCCGGCAATATTGCCAGTCCTGATAATGGCCTTGTTGATTTCGTCGTAGGCGGTGAAGTAGTCTGCTCCCGCTTTGGCCGCAATCAGTACAGCGCCAGCCAGGCCACCAATGGCCACTCGGGCAGGAGTCACCATCGACAACATCGCTTTCAAAGCATTGCCTACACCGCCAAACGAGTCACGTAGCTGACCGCCCTGCTGAATAGCAACCATATAAACCGGCATACCGGAAGCCAGTGAAGTCACAATGTCGGTCATTTGCATCGGGAGATAACGCATAGCATTGCGATATTGTCCCGCGCTGATAGCCCCAGACTTCCATGCTTCTTCCTGCTCTTTCAGCTTTGCGATCATTGGTGCAGCACGATCGGATACGCCGAGTTGGGCAGCTTTTAGCTCTAACAGTTCTGCGCGCGTTTTTCCGATTGCTGTGACCTGCTCCTCCAGCGAATCGATAAAGGTTTTGCCCGCTGCAGTTGCCCGCTGCGCTGCCTGAACCTGCTCAATGCGAGCCCGCCCCTCTGCGGTCTCAGACTCCATTACCTGTGCCAGTTTTGCCCGCGTCGTCTCAAGCACGCTGTTGTAACGAGTAAAGTCCTCGTCTCCCACCAGCCCTTTACCGCGAAATTTCGCCAGGCTCTCCTGGATAGTGTCCAGTTCATCCAGCGCCTTGTTTACCGGACTAATTTTATTCAGCAGGTTCTGCAGTTCCTGACGCTGCTGCTTCAGGCTTTCGCTGTTCTTCTTCTGGTTATCGATGCCGGTGCGGAACGTACTGTTCAGGTCATCCGCTTTACCTG